CGCCGCCGCCGTAGTCCAGCCATTGACGTATGCCATCCCTGAGTGCCGGTATGGTACTGACAAAGTTATCCACGTCAGCCATGCCGTAGTGCATTCTCGGTATATCGTCCTTGTCCCAGCCGAAACCCCACTGACCTTCCGGATAGTCCTCGGAGAGCACTTTCCCGTCTATCTTATAGTTGCCTATATACGACGGGCCGGGGTCATGCCAATGCGCGTTGACTACAATGCAATGGCCCGGATGCTTGTCCTTATGCGTTTCCCACACCGCACGCACGCCGGTGTAGGGGTATGTACTGTCGTCGTAGAGCTCTGCGCGGAGTAGTTTGTTGTGATAGAGCATGGTTCCTCCTTTCAGACGCAGAAACATGGGGCGACGCCGAAGGAATAGATGGCGCCGTAGTTGCTGACGCGGCCGTCGGTGTACACACTCATGAAGCCATTGGAGTTGTTGCGATTCGCCGAGCGGAGCCACCAACGAGCGGTGCTGCTCGTGCTCGTGTGCTGGTATTTGACCTTGCTGTTTCCGGCGGAGTAGTAGGCGTATTGCTGTTGATAATTTGCCTCGTGATTGTTCGACTCTGTGATATCCCCGGATAACTCGTACTCCGAGAGGAGGAAAAAGTAATCCGTAGTCGCAGTGACGGCGCTCGAGTTCAAGTTTTCGCCCGTATTGTTCGTGTACTTTGTAACGCTCTTGAGCGCGTTACGGAGTTCGGCGGGTATAACTCCCATAATGCGGCCCGAGGTCGTCGACTTGCTTGTACCACAAATATTTTTCCTCATGTACGAGTCCTCCCACCCGCCCGAGTTAGTAGTGCGCGTATTCATGCGGAACGCCGCCGAGCTGCCGCGCGAGCCATAGGAGC